TTTATGGCGTTGCCAGGGCGCACAAGATCAGGGCTTATCAGATAGCAAACGAAGCTGGGCTGACACGCGTCACCTTGTCTAACTGGAAAAGCAAGCGCAATGAACCGACGCTTGGTGCATGGCTGCTGGCTAATGAAGCACTGAACCGATTGGTTGAGCAAAAAACCAGCGCATGAGGCGTTTCGGCAAATACCGTGCTGTCAAGTCTCAATGCAGGGCTGGGCATACTCATGACAGCAAGCGAGAGGCTATTAGGTGCAACGAGCTACATGATCTGCAAGCGGCTGGCGCTATCAGTGACCTAATCATTCACAAACAATATTTTTTCGTAATTAACGGCAAGCAGGTCAAGCACGCCAATGGTAGGCGCGTTGGTATCAACATTGATTTTGAATATACCGAAAACGGCAGAAAAATTTCGGAAGATGTAAAAGGGGTAATCGTTCGAGATTGGCCATTACGCAGTGCTGTCTTTGCTGCGCTGTTCCCTGACCACCAGCTTCGTGTGACCAAATAAAAAAAGGGTGACCGAAGCCACCCAGTTCGTTCGGTAAGGAGATACCAATCCGCGCAAGATACGCTGATAGCGTATTGCAGGTCAATCAGTCGCAAAATTATGTTTTACTAATGCGTGTTTTGAGTTATGTAAGAGCGAGCGGGGAGTGCCCAAGAGAGGAAAGGCACTCAACCCGCTCTAACAACGCCTATCTGAAGGAGGCATCGCTGTAATGAGTAATACACGCCACAGAACCATCGCGCAAGATATTGCGTTATGAGTATCAAATTAATGAGCGCCGTGTGGGAGCGCGATGATCTTACATCAACTCAAAAACTGGTTCTATTAGCTTTGGCTGATTGGGCCAATGATGAAGGGCTTTGCTGGCCTTCGGTAGATAGAGTGGCCCTTAAGGCATCTCTAACAAGTAGGGGTGTGCAAAAAACAATCCGCGCTCTTGAAGAAATGCAGTTTCTTCGCAAAGAAGAAATAAAAGGCAGGGGAAATAAATACTGGGTTTCTATTCCCATGAACGATGTTCACCCCCGAACAACGTTCACCCCACCCGTGTCACAGGTTCACCCCTCCCCTGAACCACGTTCACCCAATACACCAAAGACACATCAATTAACCACCAAGTGTATAAGAGCGGAGCTTCCAGATTGGATTCCTGTTGACGCTTGGAATGGATGGGTTGAGATGCGTATGCTTCGCAAGAAACCATTAACGGACAGGGCTTACAATCAGGCTATCAGCAAACTGGATAAATTGAGAGCCAAGGGCCAAGACATAACAGAGGTTCTAGATCGCAGCACAATGAACAGCTGGACAGACCTTTACGAAATTAAGGAGCAAAAAAATGGCGCAGCAAATCGGACAACTGGTAACCCTAGAAACGAAAACGGCTTTGCCGCAGCACTTCGATATGTCGCGGATGGACGACCTAATGACCCGTTCTGATCTAACAGTATCAGAGTGCGATGAGCTAAGGTCACTTGCCCTAGCGATGCCGATCGAGAACGTGCCAGTCGAAACACACGAGCTTGCCAAGCAATTGCAATTCATTGAGGCAACCCTGCCAAGCAAGAACACCGACGAGCAAAGAGGACAGATGCGGACAGCAGTCTATGCGCGGATTCTTGGAGGCTACACGAAAGAAGCCCTTAGCTACATGACTGAGCGCGTCTGCAAAGAGCTGGATTGGTTCCCAACGCCTCGCCAGTGCTTAGAGATACTGGAAGGCTACACGCCACGAACGACGAAAAAGGACAAGGCGCTTCGCATCTGTTTGAATAACACAGAGGCAAGGTTCGAAGAATTTATTATGTCGCTTCGCTGCGGTGAGCCTGTTGAGCTAAGTGCAAAGCCAGAGCGCTGGTTGCGTATTGCTGAAGAACGCGGATACCTTCGAAGGGTTGACGGGGAATTTACAGTCAGGTGAGCGCCGCGACCAACTTGATGTGCGATCTAGCTAAATATGACCTCGGAAGCATATCATTGGATGATATACGTAAGAACTGGGCTAAGGGTCGATACAAAGGCGCACCCGAAGCCTGGGCGATTGCAGCGATTGAACACGCAAAGCGACAAAAATCATAATTAGCATATAACAAAAAAGGAGCAGACAATGAGACACGTGCATGAATGGCCACCAATGCAACAGGGCGAAGCAAAGAAAGCGTCAACGCGGCATTTGTGGAATTACGTTCAACAGCATGGGCGATGGGTGGAAACGCTTTACCCAGGAGCTGACAATTATCTGGCAATCAACAGGGCTAATTCAGCACGAGCAGAGTTAAATCGTCGCATAAATACGAGAGATAATGCTTTAAACCGCAATTAATGAAAAAAACGCTTTACAGAATTAAAGGCTATTTTTATAAGAGGGCATCAGCAAGGGAATTATCCCGCCAACAAGGAGACTGATATGACTTATTTAACATCAAAATACATTCGAGCAGCAGCCGCAAAAGACTCGCGCATTGATCCAGAGATTGAGTGGGACGAATTGGGTAAGGCCATCGTCTGGTTGGTTGACGGTTACACATGGAATGCCAGCGATGGCAATCGATCAGTTGAAGCCTTTATTATTTCAGAGCGCAATGCTGATCAAGACCCACGCGACACTGTGACGCATTGGAAAGAATGCGTAGCCAGCATCCAGGAGATAGCAGCATGAGCCAGAATCTCACAGACCTAGCACAAGCTGCCATCGACGCGCTCAAAGCATTCAACGCAGAACGCGACCGCCAGCAACGCGAATGGGCGCAGTCACGCTTCGGTAAAAACTTTCGTGGCAATGGCCCTGACATACATGAGCATCAGCACATTGAACTGCGCCAGGAGATTGTTCACTTCGACGAGCAGCCATTGGAGAGCTTAGAAGAAATGATGTGGCTTAACGACATGGTGGAGGCATGACATCGACAATTCTTAAAGTGCTGGTCGCCTGTGAATATAGCGCCACAGTCAGGGACGCTTTCCGCGCTCTGGGCCATGACGCTTGGTCATGTGACTTACTTCCGACAGACGGAGACCCTGCATATCATGTTCAGGGTGACGCACTTGCGTTAGCGCATAGGGATGATTGGGATTTAATGATAGCCCATCCGCCTTGCACCTATATGACAAATGCTGGAGTGCATTGGCTTCATAAAGACCCAACGCGCTGGGAAAAGCTAGATGAAGGTGCAGCTTTCTTTAAGGCTCTTTGGAATGCTCCAATCGAACGCATAGCCATAGAAAATCCAGTAATGCACAAATATGCCAAAGAACGTATCGGTGGAATGCAGCAAACGCAAACCATCCAGCCGTATCAGTTTGGACATATGGAGCAAAAAGCTACTTGCCTATGGCTTAAAGGGCTAATGCCGCTTCGACCAACTACTGATCTAAAGGCAGAAACAAAAGCATTACCAGATAACGAACGGCAACGCTTGCACTACTTACCACCATCGGCTGACAGATGGAAACTACGCAGTACTACATTCAAAGGAATTGCCGCAGCGATGGCAGACCAATGGGGTGGCTCAACAATTAATTTTGAGGATTAAAATATAATGATTTACGCAGACCTAATTCGCCAATGGGCAAAAGACCGTAACCTAATCGAAGGGAGCGACATCAAAAGCCAATTTGTAAAGCTGATTGAGGAAGCTGGAGAGCTGGCTAACTCTATCGCTAAAAGAAACGACATAGAGTTTGCGGACGCCATCGGAGACATGGTTGTCGTTCTGACTATCATGGCAGCACAGAACGGAATGATGATTGAGGATTGCATAGATGCAGCGTGGCAGCAAATTAGGGATCGCAAGGGTAAGATGGTTGACGGGATTTTCATCAAGGAAGCAGATAATGTTTGATGATGAAACTATGATGGAAGAAGATGAAGTAATCCTTGTTGACAGTCGTGGCATGACACCAAGACAGGCGAATATGCTGGAGATTGAAGCTATCGCTAATGCGTATGATTACACAGCCGAAGACGTTCTAGGCAAAAGCAAACTGAAGGCACTTGTGGCAGTGAGACGCAAGTGCGTTGTCATGCTAAGGCGCAGGGGCTATTCAACGACAGAGATTGGACGGATTATGCACCGCGACCACAGCAGCATATGCCACTCTTTGAGTGTGTCGAAACTTAAAGGCGAATATAATGACACCTGAAAAGCTAAAGCTTGCCCGTCACCGCATGGGCTACAGCGTAACAGAAATGGCTGACGCACTTCGCCTATCGCCAGACAACGGCGCAACAAGCGTCCGCAAGATGGAATCTGGCAAGGTTCGTATCAGTGGGCCTATTATGGTTGCAGTCGATGCAATGCTAAAGGGATATGACCCGTTCTGTTATCTAGATGGGGAGGACGAAGATGATGATGAGCGTCAATAACTATGAAATTATAGGCAAAGCCATTGTTGAGCGCGGCGGCAGTGCGTTTCAATACACGCTGAAGCTGCTTTATCGCGGCGATGGGACGCCTTGGTGGACTTGTTCGTCTGGGCTGGAATGGCCTTGCAGCAAAGAGTTTTTTGACAGCGTTAGAGTTGGTGAACGACTAAACATTACTATTCAATCGGAGACTAGGTGATGGCAGATGATGCAATGCTGAAGGGCTATGATTCGTTCTGCTATCTAGAAGGAGGGGAAGATAATGAGTATTGATACACATCAAGTGGGCGGTGACCATTACGCATCCAAGAGCGTTCAGCCTTGGGACGCAATGGAGTCCTGGATGTCGCCAGAAGCTTTCGCAGGATATTTGCAGGGCAATTGCATAAAGTATTTATCCCGCTATCGTGAAAAGAACGGCACGCAAGATTTGCAAAAATGCCAGCATTACCTTGCTAAGTTAATTGAGGTAGAAAGCTATTTAGACGCGATGGTTGAAGGAAATGATTGAGGTGGTAACAAAGTTCTCGTGCTATTGCGGCTTTCAATGCGAAGGCAAAGGCGATGCACCTGATTGCCATAGGTGCGGAGATAAGATGCACTCTTGGGGAACAAGGGAAGTTAAAACAAAATCATTTACCTTGATCGGTGAGAGCGCAGACACCCGCACGATTAATGGAGGATATTGATGGACGTTAAGATCGAAAAGGTCAGCATTGCCAAGCTGATTCCATATGCAGCGAATAGCCGCACACATAGCGACGCACAGGTAGCGCAGATCGCGGCAAGCATCAAAGAGTTTGGCTGGACAAACCCAATCCTTATCTCTGGTGATAACAGTATCATCGCGGGGCATGGACGTTTGCTGGCAGCTCGCAAGCTAGGTATGGAAGAAGTGCCAGTGATTGTCTTGGATCATCTCAGTAAGTCGCAGCAACGCGCCCTAGTGATAGCAGACAACCAGCTTGCCCTAAACGCAGGGTGGGACATGGATATGCTGAAGGCTGAGATTGAAGACCTCAATCTGGAGAATTTTAACCTAGAGCTGTTGGGCTTTGATGATGATTTTCTAGATGGATTGCTAGAGACAGTGCCATCCGTTAGATTAGCAGATCAAGACACTGTTCCTGAGATGCCTAAAACAGCAAAGACCATTGTTGGCGATGTCTGGATATTGGGCAATCACAGATTGATGTGTGGAGATTGCAAATCCTTCAACGATGTCGCAAAGGTTCTTGATGGGAAAATGATTAACTTGGTGGTTACATCGCCTCCGTATGCGTCACAGCGGGAATATGATAAAGAATCATCCTTCAAACCTATTCGCGTTGATGAGTATGTGGATTGGTATGAAGACATTGCAACAAACATTTATGCCAACCTAGAAAATGATGGTTCGTATTTCTGCAACATCAAGCCTAATGCTGAAGGCATAAAACGCGAGTTGTATGTATTTGACTTGGTGTTGGCCCATGCTCGCAAATGGCAATGGAATTATGCAGATGAGTTCTGTTGGGAAAGAGCCGGAATACCTCAGCAAGTGGCAAGAAGGTTCAAGAACCAATTTGAGCCAATCTATCATTTTACCAAGGGTGAATGGAAGTTCAATCCAGATGCAGTGAAGCATCAATCGAAGGCTGTTCCCAAAGCAAAGGGTAAAGGTGCTGGCAACACCAATGCAGCACAGCGCCAAGGTCATGTGTCGGCTGTTGATGGTAATGATGTAGCAGCAGGGATGGCTTATCCTGGCAATAGACTGCCAACCTTTCAATCTGAAGCATTAGGGCATCCGGCCGCTTATCCAGTAGGGCTTCCTGAGTTCTTTATAAAAGCGTATACTGACCCTGATGATGTAGTGTTCGATCCGTTCATGGGAAGTGGTTCAACTCTCATGGCAGCGGAAAAGAATGGAAGAAATGCATATGGCTTGGAGTTGAGCCCATTGTATGTCGATCTAATCATTAATCGTTGGCAGCAATTTACGGGCAATCAAGCAATCCACGCAGAGACAGGTGAGACATTCGATGGCTGATGTTAAACTAACCGCAAAGCAGGAAGCATTCGCTCAAGCTATAGCTGATGGGCTTGGTCAAGCTGACGCTTATCGCGTGGCTTATGACGCCGAAGGGATGGCAGACAGCACTATTTATCCCAAGGCATCACGGATGATGAACGAGGGCAAGATTAGGGCAAGAGTCGATGAATTAAAAGCTCAGGTAGTCGAGAAGCAACTATGGACACGAGAAATGTCTGTCAAAGGGTTGATACAAGCTTACCGAATCGCCCAGGATGCAAAGACTTCCACAGGCATGACAGCAGCCGTAAAAGAGCTAAACGTAATGCACGGATTCAACGAGCCGACTAAGCTTAGTATCACTGGCAACATGGTTACACGCATCGTGCGCGAAGTGACTGATGACAACTCTAAAGATTAAAACCCCGCGCTGGTTCAAGCCATTCTTACAGCCCAGCCGTTACAAGGGCGCTCATGGCGGACGGGGAAGCGGCAAGAGCCACGCCTTTGCGGAAATGGTTATAGAAGCGCACGTTATGGATCAGCGGCGCAGAACCGTTTGCGTTCGTGAAATACAGAAGTCCTTGAGCCAGTCCGTCAAGCGTTTGCTGGAGCTAAAGATCGAACAGCTTGGCGTTCAAGATTACTTTGAGGTTCAAGAGAGCCAAATCAAATCCGTTCATGGCGATGGCCTAATCATTTTCCAGGGGATGCAGAACCACACGGCTGATTCCATTAAGTCTTTAGAAGGTTATGACTGCGCTTGGGTTGAAGAAGCTCAGACGCTATCGCAACGCTCGCTCGACCTATTGCGTCCGACAATCCGAAAGCCAGAGTCCGAGCTATGGTTCACATGGAACCCACTGAACAGCAGTGACCCGATTGATATGCTGCTGCGAGGTGAAAGCCCACCGCCTGACGCTGTGGTTGCACAGGTAAACTATCGAGATAACCCTTGGTTCCCTGACGTGCTTAAAGCGGAAATGGAATACGACAGGGAGCGCGACCCTGACAAATACAAGCACGTCTGGCTGGGAAGCTATTCATCCAACAGCGAGGCGCGTGTATTCCGTAACTGGAAGATTGAGGACTTCGAAACACCAGATGACGCAACGCATCGCTTTGGCGCTGACTGGGGCTTTGCATCTGACCCGACTGTTCTAATCCGCTGCCATGTTGTTGGCCGCACAATCTATGTCGATCATGAAGCGTATCGCGTTGGCTGTGAGATTATGGACACACCTGATCTGTTCTTCACTGTGCCGGAGTCTGAGAAGTGGCCCATCGTTGCTGATAGCGCGAGACCTGAAACGATTAGCCATATGCGTAAACATGGCTTTCCAAAGATTATGCCAGCAGTCAAAGGGCCTAAATCTGTAGAGGAAGGCGTCGAATGGTTGAAGTCATACGACATCGTTGTTCACCCTCGCTGTCAGCACACGATTGACGAATTAACGTGCTACAGTTATAAAACCGACCCCTTGACAGGACAAATCTTGCCAATCCTTGCGGATCGTGATAATCACCTTATAGACGCGCTACGTTATGCGTGCGAGGCCATACGTCGAGCAGTCCCTCCAAAGACTTTCGATGTGCAACCTTTGGCAACTGTGAGTAGGTGGTAAATGGCTCGACTGAATAGAGAACAAAGGTTTGCGAACATCCATCAACAGGCGATGACGGAGTTCGACCGCGTTCAATCGTCGGTGCGTGATGAACGTCTCCAGTGCCTTCAGGATAGACGCTTCTACTCAATCGCTGGCGCACAATGGGAAGGCCCACTGGGTGACCAATACGAAAACAAACCGCGCTTCGAGGTAAACAAGATTCACCTTAGCGTCATTCGTATCATCAACGAATATCGAAATAACCGCATCGCTGTAGACTTTGTAAGCAAAGATGGCGACACGGATGAAAAACTAGCTGAGACTTGCAATGGTCTCTATCGTGCAGACGAACGGGACAGCGGCGCAGAAGAAGCATACGACAACGCTTTTGAGGAAGCAGTCGGCGGTGGCATTGGCGCGTGGCGCTTACGCACTGCTTACGAAGATGATGAGAACGACGAAGACGAACGCCAGCGCATCCGCATAGAGCCAATCTATGACGCTGATAGCTCTGTGTTCTTCGACCTTGATTCTAAGCGCCAGGACAAAGCCGACGCTAAATATTGCTTCGTTCTATATTCCATGACCTATGACGCTTATAAAGCTGAATGGAATGATGACCCAACGACATGGCCTAAAGAGATTCACCAGTACGAATTTGACTGGGATACGCCCGATGTTGTGTTCGTTGCTGAATACTATCGCGTTGAAGAAACCCGCGAGACTGTCCGCATATTCCTGACAATCCAAGGCGAAGAAGAACGCTACACGCAAGCAGACTTCGACGCAGACGAAACGCTAGAGGAAACTCTTGCTGCTGTTGGCACGGTCGAAGTTCGTCAGAAGCGTGTTAAGCGTAAGCGCGTCCGCAAGTATATCATGAGCGGTGGCGGCATCCTTGACGATATGGGCTACATTGCTGGCAAGAACATTCCTATTGTTCCTGTCTATGGCAAGCGTTGGTTCGTTGACAACGTAGAGCGTTGCATGGGCCAAGTGCGTCTAGCGAAAGACCCGCAGCGCCTGAAGAATATGCAGCTATCAAAGCTGGGCGAGATCAGTGCGCTTTCATCCGTTGAAAAGCCAATCCTGCTTCCTGAGCAAGTCTCTGGTCACCAAGTGATGTGGGCTGAAGATAACCTTCGCAACTATCCTTACCTCTTGGTCAATCCTATCACTGGCCCCAATGGTGAGACTCAAGCTGTTGGGCCTGTTGCTTACACCAAGTCGCCACAGATTCCGCCAGCGATGGCAGCACTGTTGCAGATTACCGAATCCGACATGGCTGAGATACTGGGCAACAACCAGCAATCAGACAAGATGGTCAGCAATATCAGCGGCAAGGCTGTTGAGCTTATCCAGACCCGCTTGGATATGCAGACATTCATCTACATGAGCAACATGGCTAAGGCTGTGCGTCGCTGCGGTGAGATATGGCTGTCAATGGCTAAAGACATATACGTTGAAGAAAAGCGCAAGATGAAGACGGTCGGCTCTATGGAGGAAGTCGGTTCAATTGAACTGATGAAGCCACAGATCGACGAAGAAACTGGCGAACTGATTTACGAGAACAACTTGGCTGACGCTATATTTGATGTCGCTGTAGATGTTGGCCCATCGTTCAGCAGCCGTCGTGACGCAACAGTCCGTGCGCTTACAGGCATGATGCAAGTTACCACTGATCCAACAACCCAACAGGTTCTGCAAGCTATGGCTATCATGAACATGGAAGGCGAAGGCATTGGCGACATCAAGGAATATTTCCGCAAGCAGCTAGTCCAGATGGGCGTTGTTAAGCCAACGGAAGAAGAACAGCAGCAGATGATGGAAGCGCAAGCAAACGTGCAGCAAGATGCACAGACCACCTACCTGCTTGCTGAAGCCGCTAAATCACAGGCTCAAGCTATTCAAGCACAAGCTAACACTGAATACACATTGGCACGTTCGGAAGAAACGAAAGCCAAGACAGCAGAGACCATCTCAAACATCGACATTGACCAGCGCAAGTCGGCAATTGAGACTGCTGAAAAGATTGGGGAAGCATTGCGACCCAGTACGAATGTGGTTCCACCCTCCACACAATTTGGGTGAGTTAATGGGGTTAAAACATGAAAACGGCAGAACAGGATAACGACGACAACATCGACACAATCGACATCGACACAGACTTCAATGAGCAATCGGATGATGAGACCAATTCCATCGACGATGAACCAGAAGACGAAGATGACGAAGATGAAGTCGTAATATCTATCGGAGAGGAATCGCCACCTCAAGATGAAGAAGTTCGTGCGCCTGCTTGGGTGCGTGAATTGCGTAAATCAAATCGGGAAAAAGAGCGG